CGGCGGAGTCCCTGACGCGGACACGCTGCTGTTGCGGGACCGTTCCGGTTCCCGTTCGCACCGCAACGGCCTGTGCCTGGTGGCTGGCCTAGACGAATGGATCTGGTGGGACTACAACCCCGGATTCGACGGCCGCTACACGACGGAAGTTCTACAAGAACTGGAACACCAGGCGGCAGGGATCCTTGAGGAGGCCCGGCAGCGCAATCCGGGGCAGACGGACGTCGGCTACCTGACGCTGGAGTCCGCCTTCTGTACCTACAAGAGCTGGCACCGGCCGAACCGGCGCTACCCCGGGGTATACAACGATTTGCTGTACAGCCGTCTCCGGCATGCTGAGGCCCGCTTCGGGCATCGCTTCGATGCCATATGGGAAGCCCGCCAGAAGGCGCTCCCACGGCACCTGAGACTGGAAGACAGCCCCCTGGATCCCGGCTGCGTACCGGCGAAGCAAAACTGGTACCGCGAAACGGGGCAACCGGTGATGATGGCCCGCGACTGGCCGTGCTTCGCTAACGGGTTCGAGGAGAACGTGTTCAACGGGGTCTACGGGATCAGGAGAACCTGATGGAATACACCGAGGCCGTCATCTGTGAGCGCTGGCCCCTGAAGTTGGGCGTCCCCGGCGGAGAGAACGCCTGGTTCGTGGACTGGGTACTGCGGAGCCCCGTGCAGAGCGGCAGGCACGTGACGGCCAGCTATGAGGCGTACTTGTCCCTGCGGGGGGCGTACCCGCAGGAGCGCCCCTTCGGCTCGGCGCTGGAATACTTCGGCGGCCTGGGCTGCCAGAGTTTGATCATCCGGCATCTGTTTTCGCCGCCGCTGCACACCGTGTGCGAAATCCATCCCGAAGCCGTAAAGCACCTGCGCACCCTGCCAGGCGTCCAGGTGGAGCAGTTGGACTCCCTGCGCTACAAGGGCACCGCCGAACTGTTGGGCATGGACTACGGCAACCTGACTATCCACAAAGCCCAGCGGGAGCTGCGCCCGATGCTGGAGCGCGCGTTCGACTCACAACCCAAGGCGGTCGTCCTGACGGACATTGCCGGTCCCCACCTGCACCTACACCGCCAGCGGTACGCCGAAGCACTGGGGCACGAATGCTCCGACTATCCGCAGTACCTGCATGGCCTCGCCGCCTACTGGCGGCGTACGTACGGCTACCGTGTACTGCACTGCTCCTACCATCGCTGGAGTGCGGTGATGTCGCTGGTGCCCGAGGGAACGGAAGGGGCCACGCGTATCGAGCCCGTGTCGGAACTTCCCCGAGGGATCGTGTTGCAATGACTGTGCTGACACCTGTTGAGATGCGCAACGGTCGAGCCTACAAAAGGGAAGACCTCCACGTTCTCCCCTCCGGCGTCAACGGAGCCAAGCTACGGGCCTGCCAGTTCCTGATAGAGAACGCACGGAAGCGGGGTGCCACTCGGGTCATCTCCGCCGCCTCGGTCCTCTCGCCGCAGAGCGCTATGGCTACGGCTGTGGCTGCCGAAAACGGCATGCGGACGACGGTGGTCATCGGCGGCAGCAAACCGGAAACAGCTATCAGGCACCCCTCGATCCGGATTGCCGCCGCCTACGGTGCGGACATCGTCCACGTCCCGGTCGGCTACAACCCGTACCTGCAAAAGTTCGCGGGCGAACTGGCCGGAAAAACCCCGGGGGCGTACTGGCTCCAGTACGGCATCACCACCCCGCCGGATGCCACGTTGGAGGAAATCAAGGCGTTCCACCGTACCGGTGGAGACCAGGTGGTCAACCTGCCCGACACGATTCGCACGCTGGTGATCCCGTTCGGTTCGGGCAATTCTGCCGCCGGGGTTCTTTACGGGCTGAACTATCAGCGGCAACCCTCAGCTTTGGAACGCATCGTGCTGGTGGGTATCGGCCCCGACCGCCGGGGATGGCTCGGTGACCGGCTCAAACGATTGGGTGCGGGCTACCCGGTGCCGATGGAACATTTAGATCTTCACGGCACCAAGTATGCGGCCTACGGCGACAAAATGCCCGAGACGCGGGACGGCATCGTGATGCACCCCACCTATGAAGGCAAAGTGGTGCGGTACTTGGACGAAAAGAAGCCCGACTGGTGGATGCGGCGTGACGGCACCACGTGCCTGTGGATTGTCGGCGGACCGCTGTCCGTGACAGGTGCAACCCGTGGCTGAACCGACGCTTGTCTACTTCTTCGGGCCACCGGCGTGTGGCAAATCCACGCTCATGGCGGAGTTGACCAAAAACTGCGAGCGTTCAGCGGTAGCTTCCCGCCTGCCGCATGATGTTCTCTTCCGGGGCACCCGTCTGGTGGGGGTGGAGATGGGGCGTAGACGTCCGGCTTTCTCCGGGACGGACGCACTGTCGATGAGCATCCACCCTAAGGCGGTGTCCTGGGTGGGGTTGAGGCCGCACAGTCTCATCCTCGGTGAGGGTGCCCGGCTGGCGACGGTCGGTTTTTTGAAGGCGGCGGAAGCGGCAGGCTACCGGGTGTTTCCCTTCCACATGAAGGCACCGGAAGACCTGCTGGCGGAGCGCAGGCGGATACGGGGTTCACGGCAGAATGAGGCTTGGATGCGGGGTGCTGCCACGCGTGCGGAGAATCTCGCTCGTGAGTTGAGTGCGCCCAGTTTTTTTGTGGATGCCCCTCCGGGGGAGCTTGCCGTTCGTGTACGGGGCTGGGTGCCAGCATTGGAGGTTCTACTGTGATCGACATCAGGCTGCGTTCCCGCATTCCGGAAGAGGAACTGGAAGAAAAAGTCGGGAAGCTACTCACCGAGCAGGACATCAACGTCCTGCTCACTGGGCCGACTTTTGTGCGCAGGCCGGACGGCAAACCGTTGTGCGTGTACCTGCCAGGGGTTATGCAGGGGGCGGCGAGTTCAGATGTTTACCGAATCCTGCACGGCCTGAAGGCGGAAACCACCAATAACCGAGGCCTGGCCTCGGGGACGCAGCGCGTTCAACGCAAGGGCCAGAAGCGCACGCAGTCCATGGCGGTGCCCTCGGCGATTATTGGCGCTATCGACCCGGCGGGTATTTACCGTTACTGCCGTCTGACTGCCTGGACCGGGAGCAACCTGCCGCAGTGGCGGCAGTTGCAGCCGTTCCTGGCGGAAGTAGCCCGGCATATGCAGCAGTGGGTGCCGGAGCGGTATGAGGCGCAGATGGAGCGTGTCCGCCGGACGGAACCGGAGTGGGTTGTTCCCGGCACGCCTTTCAGTACCGTCACCGTGAACAATTCATACAGTACTGGCGTACACCAGGACAAAGGCGACCTGGATGAGGGTTTCTCTACGATTGCCTGCCTGCGCCGGGGCGAGTACACGGGTGGCACGCTGTGTTTCCCGGAGTATCGGGTGGGCGTGAACATGAAGGACAGCGACCTGCTTTTGATGGACGCCCACTCTTGGCACGGCAACACGCCGATCGTGTGCGCCTGCGGGGATCGACTCAAGAAGCCTTGCGAGAAGTGCGGTGGCGAGCGTATCAGTGTGGTGAGTTACTACAGGACGAAGGTGGCTGAGTGCGGCACGGCCGAAGAAGAGTTGGGACGGGCCGTCAAGGTGCGCGAGCGCCGGGCGGTGGCCGGGTAGCCCGAGCGCTGGGCCGGTTTACTTCCTAAGTTGTTTTGGTGTACGTTACTACGTGAAGGTGGAACCGCGACCCGGACGCGCCGGGACCTTCACCCAGGGCCACGGGTCCCCGTAGCCCACAGTTGACGTACCGGAGGGAAACGGTATGGCAGACAAAGACGTGGAAGACCTCGTCCGCCAAGTGACCGCACGCGGGTCAGGCTGGACCAGGGCCACACAGAAAGACGGAAACGGGCACATTCGACTGCTCGCCCCAGGCGGCGGGTTTGTGACACTGCCCACCTCCCCGAGCGACCCCCACTGGCGGGCCAACGCGTTGGCCGACCTGAAGCGCAACGGCTGGAACCCGGACGACATCGAAGCCGAAAGGAAGCGCATCTCGCGCCAGCGCGCCACCGAAGAGATCAAAAGAGCTCAGCTGGCGGCGCAGCGCGCGCAGGAACGAGAAAACGCACGCCAGGCAGCAGTCCAACTCCTCAAGGAAGCCAACACCGAGGCCGCCCCGCTGGCAGGCAGCGTCCTGGTGGGCTACCCCACCGAAGCCCGCTACGTGACGGTGGACGAAATCCGGGCTGCCGTGGATCTGAACCGGGAGAACCGCTGCAACACCCGCCCGCTGTACAAGGAGTGGGTGAGACAGTGGCGGAACATCATGGCGCGCGGCGCATGGCATCTCAGCCCTGAGGCGATCGTGTTTGATGAGCACGGCTGCATGGTGGACGGGATGCACCGGGGAACCGCCTATCTCGAACTCGCCGAGCGTGAGCCTGAGGTTTTGTCTGAGTACTACCCGTACGGGATGCCGTTCACGGTCGTGTCCGGTTTCCCGTCGGCTCTGGTGCAGATCCTCAACTCGGGCAAGGCGCGTTCCCCGAAGGACATCCTCGCGGTGGAAGGCGTCACCAAAAACAGCTACCAGTTGGCAGCAGCGCTGCGGCTGCTGGTGGCTTACGACGACTTCCAGGCCGGTACTGGTGTGCCGTGGCCGCAGTGGAACAGTCTGAAGATGGACGCCGACGAAATGGCGATCGCCATCAAGGGGCCGTACGTACGCCTGCCCGAGTTCGGACCCGCTTCGTCTCTTCTGCGGCGCAAGATCCGGATGGCCCCTGCCGCCTCGTACGCGCTGCCGTTCCTGCTGGACCGCGAAGGGCACGACCCGGCTGCGGCCGAGGAGTTCCTGGCCGGGTTGCGCATGGAGGTGGATACCCGGGTTGGGGATCCGCGTGCCACGCTCGGGATGGCGCTGCTGCGACGGTTGCCGTCGCGTTCGGCTGCCGGAAACGCCCGCAGGGGTGCCATTTCGGCCAACTCGGAAGCCCAACGGGTTCCGGGTGCGCATCAGCTGTGTATGGGGTTGAAAGCATATTTCAAGTGGATGACCAACGAAGAGTGGCGTGTTGCCGACTTCGGGGTCAACGAGAAGGCGTACGCCGTTTGGCAGCCCGGAATGAAGCTGATCAAGGGCGAGGTACGTTACCCGTACCGCGATTTCTGACGGCTGTACAAACCCCCGCTGACCTCAACGTGTGAGGTCAGCGGGGGTTTCCATGGTATTGTATGTCAT